AAACAAGTTGCTGATTTCGCTCACCAACACGATGTTACAGTTGAAGCTGAATTAGGAGTTTTAGCTGGAATCGAAGATGACGTTAAAGCAGCTGAACACATTTACACTCAACCTGAAGAAGTTGAAGATTTCGTATCTAAAACTGGTGTTGATTCATTAGCAATTGCAATTGGAACTTCTCACGGAGCTCACAAATTTAAACCAGGTGAAGATCCTAAATTAAGATTAGATATCTTAGCTGAAATCGAAAAAAGAATTCCAGGATTCCCAATCGTATTACACGGTTCTTCAGCAGTGCCACATCAATTTGTTGAAATGATCAACCAATATGGTGGAGATATTGCAGATGCAATTGGTATCCCTGATTCAGAATTAAGAAAAGCCGCTAAATCAGCAGTAGCTAAAATTAACGTAGATACTGATGGAAGATTAGCTTTCACAGCAGGAATCAGAGAAGTATTCGCTAAAAAACCAGGAGAATTTGACCCTAGAAAATATTTAGGACCTGCAAAAGACTATATTAAAGAATACTACAAAGATAAAATCAGAAACGTATTCGGATCAAATGGAGCTTACAAAGCTGGAGCTGCAAGATAGTAAAATATAAAACAAAAAATTAAATTTGGAAATATCTCAAGTTTATTTTAAAATTTGAGATATTTCCTTTGAATTCAAAAGAATTTTGTTTAAAAAGGTGAAAATTTTTTTTTTCATCTTTTTTTGTGAAAAAAAAATAATTATTAATCAATGATTTGCTAAACTCTATTTAAAAATAGAAACTATATTTTATATTGTTTGCTAAATTTTGTTAAAAAATAGAATAAAATGATATTTCAGTAAATTGCCAGAAGTAAATAAAATTAATAGATATATAAAAAAATGTAGGAGGAAAAAATGGATAAACAAAATAATACGACAAAATATATTTTTGTTACAGGTGGAGTTGTTTCATCGCTTGGAAAAGGGATTGTGGCTTCTTCATTGGGAAGATTGCTAAAGGAGCGGGGATATAAAGTTACAATTCAAAAATTTGATCCTTATATAAATGTGGATCCAGGAACTATGAGCCCTTATCAGCATGGAGAGGTTTTTGTTACAGAAGATGGAGCGGAAACTGACTTGGATTTGGGGCATTATGAAAGATTTATCAATGAAAATCTGACAAAGTATAATAACTTGACGACTGGAAAAATTATGTCAAAAATTATTGCAAAGGAACGTCGTGGAGAGTTTTTGGGAGGAACAGTGCAAACAGTACCACACGTGACTGATGAAATCAAGTATAATGTTATAAAAGCAGCTGAAGAAAATAATTCTGATATTGTAATTACTGAAATCGGTGGAACTATTGGAGATATTGAAAGTGATCCGTTTATTGAAGCGATCCGTCAATTGAAAAGAGAAGTTGGAAGAGAAAATATTGCCTATATTCACGTCACATTGCTGCCGTATTTGAAAGCTGCAGGGGAATTAAAGACAAAACCTACGCAGCATAGCGTGAAGATGCTTCAAGGGCTTGGAATTTCACCTGATGTAATTGTAGTGAGAAGTGAGCATCCTGTTGATGAAAATATTAAGAAAAAAATCTCGCTTTTCTGTGACATTGATGAGGAAGCAGTTATTGAATCACTTGATGCGGAAAGTCTTTATGAAATACCATTAACTATGGAAAAATTAGGACTTGCCGATGTAATTTGTAAACATTTTAAAATAAAAAATGAAAAACCATTGCTAAAAGAATGGACTAGTATGGTTGAAAAATTCAAAAATCCTAAAAAGCTTGTAAAAGTGGCAGTTGTCGGAAAATATGTTGAATTAAAGGATGCTTATATAAGTATTCACGAGTCAATAGAGCATGCTGGATTTAATCTTGATACAAAAGTTGAGATTGATTACTTTAAGGCTGGAGAATTTGATGTGAGAAAATTGGCAGATTATGATGGAATTCTAGTGCCAGGTGGATTTGGTGACAGAGGAATTGATGGAAAAGTTGAAGCAATTAAGTTTGCAAGGGAAAATAATATTCCATTTTTCGGAATTTGCCTTGGAATGCAAATGGCCTGTGTGGAATTTGCAAGAAATGTTCTTGGGTACAAAGGCGCAACTTCAACAGAGTTTGAAAAGGACACAGCCTATCCAATTATCAGCCTTATGGAAGAGCAAAAAGGGCTTAAGGATATGGGAGGAACAATGCGTCTAGGAGCATATCCATGTGTATTAAAAGAAGACAGCTTAACTGCAAAAGTTTATGGAAAAACTGAAATTGCAGAAAGACATAGACATAGATATGAATTTAACAATGCCTACAGAGAAGAATTTGAAAAGGCAGGAATGGACATTGTGGGATTGTCTCCAGATGGAAATTACGTAGAAGTAATTGAAATAAAAGATCATCCATATTTTATAGCTTCACAATATCATCCAGAATTTAAGAGCCGTCCAAACCGTCCTCATCCATTATTTACAGGATGGATAAAAGCGGCATTGAAAAAACGAAACGAAAGATAATAAAATTATAATGTATTAAATATTTTTTAGCAAGGGGTTAAAATCCCCTTGTTTATTTTATAAAAAAATGGCAAATTAAAAAACTTGCCATCTTTTTGTTAAAAATTTAAATTAATTAATTATTTTCTCTGTAATAATCCCATTCATCAACTTTTGTTCCGTTATTAAATCTGCATACTCCTCTTTCATTTCCATTTTTATCTTTTTCAGTAACAGATTTTCCACCTTTATCAACACAGAATTTAGAAGCTGGATTAGGCATTCCAATTACTGCTGCTTCAGCATCTCTTGCAGTATGATTTTGTCTGTAGTATTCCCATTCTTCCATAGCTGTACCGTCTTTTAACATGCAAACTCCATAATCACCTTTACCGCTTTTTACAATAATAGATTTTCCACCTTTGTCAACGCAGAATTGTGAAGCTGGATTCGCTCCTGTTACCTTTGCAGGTGCTGGAACTGTTGTTATTATCATTATTTTTCTTTTTAAAGAATCTGAAACTTGCTGACATTCCAGAAATAGACATAATAACCATCATTGCACTTACTGTTAATTTTAAATTTTTCATTTTTCTATCTCTTTTTTATTGTTTATAATCATTATATCATATATGTTCTCATTTTTTATATAACAAAAAATAAAAATTAAATTAAAATTTTATTTGCATATAAAATTATTCCCACTCTACAACTTTAATTCTTTTTCTAGTTTAAATACTTATTTTTATTTACTTTTATTTTACCAAAAAAAGTAAAAAATTTCAAATTTTAAATATTTTCATAAAAAAACAGTACCTTTTTAGTACTGTTCTTTATAAGTTATTTAGTATGTCTTTTATTAAATCATTGTCTTCTTTTAAGACATGTGAATATATGTCTAAAGTAGTTGATACTTTTTCGTGTCCTAGTCTTCTTGAAAGTGATACTATATTAACACCTTTTGATAATAAGAAAGTTGCATGAGAATGTCGTAAATCGTGAACTCTAATTTTTTTTAAATTAGCTTTCCGAGCATAGAAATTTATATCATTTTCAAATTTATGCTTTGTAAATCCCTCAAATAATCTAGTTTTTGGAGTAGGTTTATACAACATTTGGATAAAATTCTGTATCATATCAGTAACAAATTTAGGACAGTCAATAATTCTTTTAGATTTAGGAGTTTTTGGAGATGTTATAATATCCATTCTATTTATTCTCTGAAAACTTTTATTTATCCTTATCTTATGCTTTTCAAAATCTATATCTGATATTGTTAATGCTAAAAGTTCACCTATCCTGATACCAGTATAAAATAATATATTGAATCCAACTACAGACTCTTTTTTATGTTCAATTGCCTTTATAAATTGATTAAATTCCTGTATTGTCCATACATTCATTTCATCAGCATTCTTTTTCCCTATAGTTCCTGCGGCTAAACAAGGATTTTTTTTCAAATTATAAAATTTTACAGCATAATTCAATATAGCAACAAGTTGATTATTAATAGTTCTTAGATAAGTTTGAGCATAATTTTTTTCCATTAATTCATTTTGCCATTTTCTAACTAATAAAGGTGTTATTTCTTTTATCTTATATTTCTGAAAAAAGGGTAATATTTTTTTATTAATAAGATATTTTTTTGTTTCTATTGTATGTAATTTTAGCCTATTTTTTAAATCATCCATATAAGACTTACATAAATTTTCAAATATTATTTCAGTATCAGAAACAAAAGAATTTATGTAATTTCTTTCATATTCCATTGCTTCCTGTTTTTTGCTAAATCCCATTTTTTTAACTTTTTTAGAAATTCCATTTTCTTTTACATAAAAAGAAACATACCATTTTTTACTTTTTTCATCTTTATATGCTGGCATAAAAATCACTGTCCTATATTATAACGTTCATTGAAGTATTTGGCATTTACTCTACCTTGTTGTGTTAAGAACCCTTTTTCTCTCAATTCTTCATTCAATTTTCTTATAATCTTATATGCCTTACCCTCTTTAACACCAATTATTTTCATAATATCACCGCATTCATAAAACCATTTTTTCATCATTCCTCCATTTCTCTCAATTAACCCTCTTTTTTATATTAAAATGGATTTCCATCATCTTCATTTTCTGATATAACTTCAACAGCCTCTTCTATGTTATCATTAGAGTAAGATTCGGCTACTTGAACTGGCGTATTGTCTAGTTCGCTTTCATTCACTCCTATTTCCTCAGCTTCATACATTCCGTCAAGGTCTTCAATAAATGCTTCTCTTAATGCTTGAGCCTTCGCTACCTTAGTTATCATTGTAACAGGTTTATTTTCCCAGTTTGTATTAGGTTTTCCGTCACTTTTTCTTTGTACATATTCGTCAAAATTGACCTCTACTGTTACAGGATTTTCCCAATTTTTACGATAAACTGTACACCAGGCACCAATTATTTCCTCTTTACTTTTTACATAAATTGTTCCATCTCTTTTTTCTAGTTCTCCAGTATCTTTTTTAAGAATCCATAACCCTGTTTTTTTACCATTGTAGTCCTTATGTTTAATTGCTCTCTTTTCCAATGCATCTCTTGATACAACCATTGCAGCAGGTTGAGTTCCATATTTTATTAAGTATACTTCTTTTACAAAAGGATTCAATTTTCTTGCTCTACACAAGTGCATGAAATAATTAATTTCTTGATCTGTAATATTTCCATTTCCATTTACTAAGTAATTTTTTACGATTGCAGGACTTAACTTTACTTCCTCATTTCCTACTGTAAATGTCATTAATTGGTTTTGTCTTCTGTTATCTTCATTTCCTAGTCTTCCCATTTTTATATCCTCCTAAATTTGTTTGCTTGATATTTTTTCAGTTTCAATTCCTAGTCTGTCCGCTTCTTTTTTCAACATTATTAGAAAACTTAACGGAGCATTCATAAATCTTATTGTTGTGTCATAATATTTTTCTTTTTTAGTAGTTTCCATGTTCTGCAGTTCGATTTGAACAATTTGTTGCTTTTTGATTTCTTCAATTTCTTTTTGTTTTTGAATTTCAGCTTCTTCTATTGCTCTTTGTTTTTCTTCCTCAGCTTTTTGTCTTAAATTTGCCTCTGTCTGCTTGATTTCGTTCTTCTTGCTTTCAATTTTTTCAGTAATAACGTTATAATCCTCAGTCATTAAAAATTTCATTGATTCAAAAGTTATCATAAATTCAATTTCTGAATTTGCCTTTGCAATTTGTGAATTTATGAAGTCTTGTTTTTTCTCAAGCTCATCATATTGTTTTTGTACTTCGTTCTCAATTTTCTTGAAAGTAAATGATTTATCTAGCCATTTGTCATTCCATTCCAGGAAAATTTTTAATCCTGGGTTTCTTGTGAAGATGTTATTTATTTTCTTCTGTACTTCAACTTTCTTTTTTTCTCTTATTTTTTCATCATATCCTTTAAGTTGTTCGCCAATAAAGTTTGATATTCCCTTTACTTCTTTTTCATAAGTTTTAAGAGTATCAATGAGTATTTCGATATCAGCATTTGCCTTTTTCTGTACTTTCTTTCTCTCGCTACTTATTATTTTCTCAAGTTTGTTTAATTTTGTTCTTTCTGATTTAGCTATATCAATATCATCTTCGGTAACAATCCAGCCCTTGTATTTCTGTTTAACAATTTCCATAAAGTTTTTCAGGTCATCAATATTGCTTACAACTTTCGCTGGCACAAGTTCAGTTATTTCAAATTCAATTACTTGTAATTCCTGTGTTCCCATTTTTCCTCCTATATTACTAATCTTCTTTTTGATGGTGGCTCGATATCATTAAGTATAAACGAATTGAACCATATCTCTTTTTTTATAATTTCTTTTATATCTTCCTCATCACGTTCAATAAAATATTGTTTGATTTCATGTTTATTATTTGCAAAAGCTAATTTTATATCAGCATATAATATTGCATATTTCCAACCAGTTACGTATAGATAATGTTGAATTTGTAAATAATATTCAATTGGAATATCATTTTGCCATTTATCCTTGTAAATTTGATACGAATGGCATGTTGCCGTCTTAATTTCTAGAACTCCCATTTCTCCCTGTTCGTTTTTCAATGTTCCGTCAAGATTGGCACTCATAAAACCAAATTTAAGGCTCTCAAGCGTTTTTTCGAGTTTATTCACAGTATAATTAGGGTTGTTGATTTTAAAGTGTTCTATAAGTAGATTTTCACTTAATTTTCCACGTTGTATTGCCTTGTTATCGCTCAGATCTTCCTGTTCACGCCTGCCTGTTTTTTCTTCCCATAAAGTTACAAGATTTTTATATTCATTGTAGCCCATTATAACACTTACATCGCTCCCACCAATGTGCTTTTGTCTTATGTTATGCCATTCATTTTCATTTCTGTAACTTATTTCTTTGTATTTCATATTTCTCCTCTTCCCTTTTGAATCCTTTTTTCTAATTCTTTTATCACCTTATTTGATATCGTAATCGCATTAGTGTCATAAAATGTAATTTGTTCTCTCATTATTACGTTTCTAGTGTCTGATTCTGTTATTGCGAATAAGATATAATCTTTAAAAATATCCAAAAGTACTTTTTCCTCTTTCCAATCGATTTCTAAAACCATTTGTGTTATTTTCAATATTTTTTCTTTTAATTCTTTACGCAAGATCATCTTTGTTCCCACCTTTCGATTTCCTGCATTCTTCAGCCATTTTCGGCGCTAAGAAAAGAACTACCCAACACAATGGCGGTATAAGTACCTCTCCACCAAAAGCGTTGTATCCTCGCTCTATCTTAGCGTATTTGAACGCTAAAATAGTTAAGATTGCTGTTACTGTTAATTTAATTGTATTTATTAGTATTTTTCTCATATTATTCCTCCTTGTTTCCTCATTAATTCGCCCAATTATATTGACTAAAGTTCGTTAATTTTATCTATAATTTTGTTTATTTTTTTAAAATCTTCACTAATTACAACAATTGCAGGTTCGAAAAAGTCTGTTACATCTTCGATACTATGAATGCTTATTTTTTTATTTTTTACAGTTATTATTCCTTTTGTATTTTGTTTAGAAATATCTATTAATTTGCTATCTTTAAACTTTTCTAAGTTATTAATATCTAAAATTGCTGAAGAGATATTGTCGTTTATATAACTTACAACTGTCAAATAAACCGTTACAGTTTTGCTTATGATATTTTCTATATTTTTAAACAATTTACGATAAACTTCCTTATAGTCATTAATATCTGAAACGTCAAACTTGCCATCGACAATATGAATATTTCCTATAAAATCGTCAAAAAAATTATCGTCTCGTAATTGTGGTATCATTTCGTCATCTGTTTTGTGCAAATATAACTTCGAACCGTTTTCTTTATTAAAGATTTTGATTAACTCCTCGATTTCTTTTAATCTATTTTCTAATAATTTTATCGTTTTCATTATAATTGTCTCCTTTATTTTATTTTTCTGAAAATTTTCTTGATTCTATTTTTTAGTTTCTTTTCTTCTATCTCTTTTTTTACTTTCTCATTGTTGCTATTTACAATTTCCAATACTTCAAATTTCATTGTTGTTATCTCCTTTATTTTTTAAAAATTTTAAATTTGTGTTTTTTTCCAAAAGATGATCTATAAGTTTACAAGTTTCATTTACTGTTGTCTTGCATCTTTTAGAAATTGTTAAAACCTCAAACCCGCTTAGCCCTTTCCTTATTTCGTTCCTTGTAAGTTTTAAGTCACTTAGGGCTTTTGAAAGTTCACACATCTTATCCATTTTATCCCACCTTTTTAGTTTCAACGATGAATGTTTCCATTCTTTCGTTTTCTTCGTACCAGTCCATTCCGCCGTTGCAGTCTTCATAATAGACTGTATCGCAAACTTCTCTTTCATCTTCGTAATAAAAGTTTTCAAAGTATTCCAGAACTTTCATAACTTCTTTAGTTGTGTAGCCATCCAATATCCAGCCCATAAGCCATTCGTTAAGCCACTCCTGTGTGTATTCAATTTCATCGTTGTCGTTCATTTTCAACTCTTCGTTATCAATTGAATCGAATATTACACCTCTTACTTCTTTTTCTAAATTTGTCATTTTTGTCCTCCTATAGTTTGCGTTTTGTACCTTTTTTATTCTACAAATTTATAGTACCATAAATAAGATACATTGTCAATAAAAATTTTTCTTTTTTAAAAAAATATTGTATAATATATTAAATACATTTATAGGAAGGTGATTTTTATGAGCTTTGGACAAACATTAAAAGAAATTAGAACTGCAAACGGAGATTCGCTAAGAGGCTTGGCAGAAAAATCAGGAATTTTTTTTACTTTTATAGATAAAGTTGAAAAAGGGAAAAGTGTGCCTTCCGAAACTATGATTGAAGGTTTATTTAAAGTGTACCCGTTGTATAAAAAACGATTGTCAATAGAATATTGCAAAGCTAAGTTGCCGAATAGTATCTTGAGAGAATTAAATTTTGATGATATTACTGAAGATTTTTTAGATAGTATATTAGGATTAGTAAAAACTTTAGATACGAACGAACAAAAGAATATTTTGAATTTAATTATTGAAAAAATTGAATATATGAGTTTTAAAAATGGGCATTATGACGAAGTAAAAGAAATGATTAGCGAAGCAAAAGATAAAATAAAAGAATTATAATATTTTAGATAATGGAGGATTTTTGTGAAAGAAAATAAAGAAAAAGTTTTAGTATTTTATGTAAAAGGCTCTGGGAAAAAGCCTTATAGAGTTGCTTTTTGGAAGGAAGAAAATTCTAGAGATATACATAGTGGCTGCGGTTGCCCCGCAGGCAAAAGAATGCAATATTGTAAACACAGATTTCAACTAATTGAAGGTGATTTGACTAATTTAGATGATTCAACTGAAAATGCAAAAGAAAAATTAGAAATGTTGTATAATTGGCTTGAAGATAGTGATATTGGAGATTTTTTTGAAGAATTTATAATGGCTAAGACTGGTGAAAAAATACAAAATTTAGCGAATAAAGTCAACTTTATATATTCTAAAGATATACTCGAGCGAGTAGAATATAAACATGCAGTTCAAAAAAAATTATACACGTTTGATCCGATTGAATTATCCTTGAAAAAATTTTTAAAATTTTTAGAAAATGGATATTTAATAATTGAATCAAAAAATCATTACAACGTTTTTGATGTAAACGATGAGTTTTATTATGGCAGTTTTAAAGGTGATTTTGACTTATCTAAAAATGCTAATCGTTTAAAATTAAATGCTTACACTTGCTCAGAACGTTTGACTGAAGCATTTAATTATTTTAACATGATTAATATATCAGAAATTAATCAAAAAATGAAAGAAATTATGAAATAGCAGAATATGTGGTTCAAAAAGGATATTTTGAGACTACAAGATGTTGATTCAAAAAATGTATGAAGATGATAACAAAAAATAGTGATACATAATAAATTTAAACAGGGTTAGTTTTGGTTTCGAAATATAAAAATATGGAGGAATCAAAATGAAAAAATTATTTGTGATTTTGACATTAGCATTTTTTAGTGCTAATACATTTGCTGAAACATTGCATTTTAAAAATTGTAAGGAAGCTAGATCAAAAGGCTATAAAAACATTAAAAAGGGTGAGCCTGGATATGCAAGACATTTAGACAGGGACAGAGATGGAATCGCTTGTGAAAGCAGATAAATTTTAACAAAGAGTTATTCAAAAAGTTGGAATAGCTCTTTTTTTGTAAAAAAAATCTTGACTTAGTAGTTTAAATAAGGTACAATTAGTTAGAAAAAATTTTAAATTTTAAGTATACTAAATATAGTACAAAAGGAGGGAATAATGAATACTGAAAATGTGTATGAAATTTTAGATAACGAAATAAGGTTGAAGTATAATTCCAGAGCTGAATTTGGTAGAAAAGTCGGAATGACAAGACAAGGTGTAAAAGTATTTATGGATATTCTAAAAAATAACAACTCCGGAAATAGTTTTAATAAAATCTCAAGAGTTCTTGAGAAAGCTGGTTACAAAATCGAAATAAAAAAAATTACTTGATTGTTTTGATAATTTTTTTCATTAAATCAAATAATTCATCTATTTTTTTATCATTATTTTCCATAATAATTACTCCTTTCGTTAAAGATGTAATTATTTTAATAATGATTGAATTGCAATTCAAAAGAAAATTAAGGAGGTGTGAGATGTACAGAAAGAGTGGGAGATATAAAAATTATTGCAGAAAAAGAAAAAAACAAAAAGACAATATTCTAAAGTCTGTTATAAAAACATTAAAAGGTATGAACAGAGAAGAAAAGAAAAAACGCACAGAGTTATTTTAGGATATGTGCGGTTTGGAAATTTAATTAATAATCAATCCTTTTTGAAAGGAGGTGTCTTGATGAGAGTTCATATTCCTGCACAAGGAGAAATAGAAACTGATAAAGTGATAACTGGAATAGAAGCATTGAAAGGGCTTACGGAATTAGAATTTAAAGAAGTAGTAGGATCTATTGAAAAATATTTTAAAGAAAAAAAAGAGAAACTCACCTTTGATGTTGAAATTGAAGAAGATGAGTTTCTGAAAAAGATTAAAAATTACTACAATAATCCTAAATATTTTCGCTGTTTATAACTACTTGAATAAACATTGGACTTATGAAAAATTTTTTATTTTCATGAATAATTTGGACAATTGGCATATCATAAAAGCTGTTTTCAATAAAATCATGAGTATTTTTGATATATCCATCTTTAGCCCAATTATATGGAGAAAAAAACTGGTTATTATATCCAATTTGATAATCTTCAGTAAGTTCAGTCCATTGTCCAAGTAGACAAGCATAAACTTTATACATAACTATAAACCTCCCTTCTTCTCGATGATTTGTTTTGGCGAATAAATTATAACACAAAGTGGAGGATTATAAAATGAGAAATGAGAGGAGATGTTGGGGTTGAAATGACTTTTTTAGAAAAAAACACAACTAAACTCAGAATAACAAAAGAAATTGAAACAATTTTATCTGAGAACAATATAGGCATAAATGATTTTGAAGAAATTGTGTCGCAAATAAAAACGGATTATAAAAATAACCCGCTTGATTCTAAAAACATCAAAAGAAAATATATTGCATATAATTTTACATATATAGCAATAATCATTGTTTTTCTTTTGATTGTGTTTCTTGAGTTTTTTCAAAAAATCTGAGCAATTAGAATTGCTGTAGTTAATCAATATTGCAATCGATTTTTAAATCTTTGCATACCACCTTGTATTCTTCTAACATAATAAAAGCGATTTTAGAATATAAGTTTTCGATTGCAATAAAATGTTCTGTTGAATGCAGATCAAATGATTCAACAGAAGTATCTGAAAGAGTCAAATACGCATTAAATTCTGGAATTACTGAAAAAACAGATTTAGGTACTAAATGAATATTTTCTACAAGTATTTCTAAAACGTTTAAGTAAATTCCGAAAACTGAAGATAAATCTTTTTCTTTTCCAGCTAAGTTTTGTGATTTGTACTCAATGTGCTCTTTCAAAAAAGGGGCATAAAGATTAATTATTTTATTTTTTTGAAACTCTATTTTTTCTTTTCTGTCAAGAACTTTTTCTTGATGAGCAAGAAATTTTTGAAACAAAGCATATACAAAAACAATTAAGATTAAACTCAAAAAAATAGCAAGATATGCAACAAAATTTTGAAACATAGCAACACCTCCTTTCTTGTGGATTTAATTTATTTGGCGATAATATTATAACTCAAAAGGAGGTAAAAATGAAATAAGGGAGGCGTGAAATGGAATTTGGAATAGAAAAATACAGTTTTATGCTTATATTATGTGCTTATCAGGCATTTAAAGTAATAAAAAACGGAGTGAATATTCAAAATATATTAATAAGCATTGGCTATATAACAGTTACTGTAATATATTTTAAATATGAAGATAAGATAAAAAAGGCAATATATGAAATACTACCTTTTTTAATATTTTATACCTTACTTGGACTTCTTTTTAAAAGTTTTATCGAAACTCTTTTTAGCCAAGTAAAATAAAAAAATATTTTGTTACATCAAATAATAAAAAAGCACTCCGAAGAGTGCTAGGAAAAAATTATGGAAATCTATATCTTGTGTTTATTATAGCACAAGTTGTTAAAAAACACAAGATGTAGGGAGAGGAAAGGAAATGGAAGGAAAAGACGCAAGACAAAAAGGCTGGTTCTGGCTGGAAAATAATTTGATAGATAGGGAAGATATTGAGGCTTATGAAAAACTGTTGTATATGGCTTTAGCAAGATATGCTGATTCAAAAGGGAAATGTTTTCCAGGATTAGAACGACTTATGAAAGTTAGCGGGATAGGAAGCAGAAGAACTTTAACTAAATATTTAAGAAGTTTAGAAGCAAAAGGATTAATTGAAATTAAAAAAACGTCAGGAAAAGGAAATATTTATTTTTTAAAAAATGTTAGCAACAAACCAGGTGCAGAAATGCACGTAGGTGCAAAAATGACCAAGGTTAAAAGTGCACCCACACCAGGTGCAGAAATGCACGTACACCAGGTGCAAAAGTGCACCCCGAAGGAAACACAATTAAGGAAACCCAATAAGGAAGATGTTGTTAATAATATTAATACTGCACAAAAAGAAAACAATGCAACTGAAACTAAAGAACAACAACATCAAGTTTTTGTATTGAATTTAGCTAAAAAAGAAATGTCAAAACTATGCAATAACCAATTTGCAGTTGAAACAGCACTAATGGCATATAGAAATAAAATTCAATCGCTCTATAAATTCCTGGGCAAAGAAAAGTTTCTGGAGACATTTGAGAAAATACATGAAAGCTCCTATCTCAAAGAGCAGTCTAAAAACACGGGACAATTTTTCAATTGGCTATTTTCAAGCAAAAAAGAGAACTTCCTAAACGTTTTTAACGACACTTATGCTGACAATGATAAAAAGCCTAGTGCTATTGATGAAGCGATAACAGTATTCGTTGAACCTGATAAAGACAATTTTGATTTCAGTATGTGGGAGGACTAGAAATGATATATAACGAACTGGAAGCACAGGTGCTAGGGAAAATATATATGAGCCTAGGAGACTTACCATTTTTTCTTGAACTCGGATTAAAACCAAAACATTTTGTAGATCCTGAATACAAAGTAATTTTTCAGAAAATGCTGGATGTTCTGGATGAAAAAGGGAAAGTTGACATAGCCGATCTCACAAAGACAGATGAGGAATGGAGCGAAGCTGATGCACTTATGGATAACTGCAAGCTGATAGATATTCAAGTGCCTATTCAGAATCTTATTGAATCATACAACGAGTATTATCTAAAATCTGAAATAGGAAAAATTCTTGAAAGCGAATACTACTCGCTTGATAACAAAGTCGAACGTATCGTGCAGAAAGTAAATGAGCTGAACACGCAGAAAAAAGAAGAAAACAAGGTATTTGGGATGAAGGAACTATCAAATATCTGGTATGAGGACTTTGAGGATGAAAAAAGTATTATAAAAACTCCGTATGAGGACATAAACAGGTACTTTACGTTTGAACCAGGCTCACTTGTAACAGTCGGAGCGAGACCCGCAATGGGGAAAACAGCATTTGCCTTGAATTTGGCATTACTGACAGCTAAGAAGCATAATGTGCTTTATATAAATCTCGAGATGAGCAACGTTCAGATAATGCAAAGATTCCTATCAATCCGAACTGGAATTGAACTGAACAAAATAAAAAATAAACGGCTTAGCGATGAAGAATTAACAAAGATAAATTTGGTAATGGAAAAATTGCAGGATTCAAAGTTCAGAAGCATGAGCTGCGAAGATAATCCTAATTTAAATTTCATTATCCGCAAAATCAAGCAGGAACACGAAAAAGAAAACTTGAAGGTAATAATAGTCGACTACCTGACTCTTATGACTGCCAATGGATTTCAAAGCAAGAATTACGAAGTTGAGCACATGGCAAACAGATTAAAACTTCTTGCGACAGAGCTTAATTGCTGTATCGTAGTTCTGGCTCAATTAAATAGAGCTGTGGAAACACGTGGAGCAGATAAGCGACCATTGCTGGCAGATTTAAGAGACAGCGGAGGGATAGAGCAGGCAAGCAATGTGGTGGCTTTTTTACACCGCGAGGACTATTATCAAAAAAACGTTGTGAAAGCAAAAGATTTTTCTGAAATTGAATTTATCATACGGAAAAACAGAAGTGGAGAACTGGGAACAGTTAGATTAGGATTTGATAAAAAAATACAGAGAATAGGAGCTATGAAGGATGAGCAATTACAAGAAAATTGAGAGAATCGAGAAAAGAAAATGTGAAATCTGGAAAAAGAAAATGGAGCTGCACAGAGAAATTGACAGATTAAATACAGAGTTTGAAAAGTGCAATAATGAATTGTCAGAAATTTTGAGTAAACTGGAAAGCTACTGCAAATGAAAGTGATACTTATTTGTCTAAGGATAGATAACGATGAGCTAAAGACAACCAGTAAAGAGGAATGGCTCAAATTTATAAGAAGACATCGTGGAAATGTAAAAAGCATAGAGCAATTTAACTGGGAGATTCTAGAAAATAAATTGCAGAAGGCTTTGGAATATTCCTACGATGAGTTGTATAAGTTCAAGTTAGAAGAAGAGAAAAAAGGAGGGAAAAATAAATGCTAAAAGAAAATGTAAAAGCGAAAGTAATGGTGATAGATTTTGATGACCGCAAAGGGTGGAAAATCTATCACAATGAGGATTTATATGAAAATACAGAAATTAAGGATAGCAGATTCTGGAATGATGTCCAGAACGGTTATTATAGATTTATCAGAGGAACAACACTAGTCGCTGACATCGACTGTCCTTGGAAAATTGAAGAGCCTCTGAAAATTTTAAAGGTGCATGAGGTGATTTACAGTGATTAAGCTGGAATTATCCACAATGCCACCGTCTGTAAACTCCTTGTGGGTAAATAAACCGAATGGAAGATACAAGTCTAAAAGGGGCAAAATCTTTGAAAATTTAGCCTGTAGTGAGCTTAAAAAGCAATTTAGGTGTAAACCCTTGGCTAATAGTTTGAAAGTCAGTATGAGGCTTTATTTCAAGGATAAGAGAAAAAGAGACATAGACAACTACAATAAGGCTATTTTGGATTCGATGACTAAAATTATTTATGAAGATGATTCACAGATAGAGGAATTGAATGTTAAAAAGTTAGTTGGCTGTGGATTTGATAAAGTGGAAATAGAAGTGGAGGAATTAGAAAATGAATGAAAAGATATATTTGATTTGTTACGAGACAGTCAATGAAAAAGGGAATATTGATATAAGTGTTAAAAGTGAAAATTTAACAGAAGCAGACTTTTTAGAATTGGCAAAAACGGCAGTAAACGAAAGAGTTAAGGAGAAATTTATAATAACAAATATTATAAACTTGACAAAAATAAGAAAGGAATTAGAGGAATAATGGAGCGATGGAAAGAATTAGTTAAACTTGTAAAGGAATTTTACATCGCATTTGGGCAGCAGGAGTTTCTGGAAAAAGAAATGACTGATGAAAGAATGAAATTGCGGAAAAGATTGTTTGACGAGGAATTGAAAGAGTATAAAATGGCAGAAAAAAATAAAGACAAAGTGGAAATGCTGGATGCAGTATGCGACATGTGTTATATCTTAATCGGGACATTATTGGAAATGCACAAAGGTGATGTTGACACGGTTACAGATGTGATTTATTTTGGAGAGGATGACAAAAGTAAATTTATTTTTGAAAAAGTCTTCAAAAATGAGTTTAATGATATTTTTGTGAAAGCATTTGAAGAAGTTCATAGAAGCAATATGAGCAAGTTGGAAAACGGGAAAGCAATTTTCAGGGAAGACGGGAAAATTCTGAAAGGGAAAAATTATTTTAGACCGAATTTGAAACAATTTGTTGAATAAAAAAACTAAAACAGGACAATGACAACTAAATATAATAACTGTGAAACCTAGAAATATTGTGGAGTTTATAGAGTATAATAAAAAATTTTAAAAAAGTAGTTGACAAATTAAGCAACTTAATATATAATTAAGTTACTTAATAGGGAGGAAGAAATGAAAAAGAAAGATTTAAACATTTCTTTTGGAAGTAGTGGTAAAGATTTAAAATACAAATCAGCAAAATTAACATTGCCACTTAGTTTTTTAGAAAAATTAGGGATAGATGAAAACAATCGAAGCATTGAACTTATCCTTGATGAAGAAAACAGAAAACTTATTATCCAAAAGAAATAAAAAAATCTCCTATACTCTCTGTTAAGAATATAGGAGAAATACACTATAATAAGTGACTACCAACCTTATTATACTGTATAAACTCCAAAAAATCAATATTTTTAGGAGGAAATTTTTATGACTTTTGAACAAAAATTAGGATTTGAAGTAGCGAAGGAAATGCTTGACACACACAATGGAGAATTGCAGAAGGCAAAAGATGAATTTTTTGAAGTGTTTGGAGAAATTTGGGAAAAGGCAAAAGAAAAAGGAATCAAAATGTTTGACTTGGAAGAAGCCTTATATAATTACTTGGATACAATCAAGGAAGAGTACTATAAAGCTGGAAGAGCAATTGACGGTGTAGTTGAAAGAGAAACTTTAAAAAATGAAGTAGCAAAAGCCAAGAAAAAGAAAATAGTATAATGGAGGATAAAAATGAGAAATGAATTAACAGTATTTGAAAATGAAAAATTCGGGAAAGTAAGAGCAGTTACAGAAAATGAAAAACCTTATTTCAATTTAAATGATGTATGCGAGATTTTAGGATTAAAAAATCCTAGACAAGTAAAATCAAGACTAAATCCAAAGGGTGTCATTTTGGTGGACACCCTTACAAGTGGCGGAAAACAGCAAATGAATTTTATAAATGAAAGTAATTTATATAAATGTATATTCCAAAGTGATAAACCTGAAGCAGAAGCAATTACAGAGTGGGTAACAGGAGAGGTTTTACCGACAATCAGAAAAACAGGAATGTATATGACAGACAATGTATGGGATACAATAACAAACAATCCTGAAAAATTAGGAGAAGTGTTAATCAATTATGGTAAAGTAAAAAAAGAAAAGGAATTACTGGAAGAAGAAAATCAGATTCAAAAACAGTTGATAGCGGAATATAAACCGATAAAAGAATATGTAGACACAATATTATCAAGCGAAGACACAATGACAACAACACAGATTGCAGCTGATTATGGATTCAGTGCATACGAATTGAATAAAACATTGAATGAGCAAAGAGTGGTTAGAAAAGTTGGAGGTCAATGGATATTGTACATAGAACATATGAACAAAGGTTACACAAAAAGCGAAACAATGACAGTTAAAAAGAAAGACGGAACGGATAAAGTGGTAGCAAATACAAAATGGACGCAAAAAGGAAGGCTCTTTATTCATAATCTATTAGAGAATTTGGGAATAAAAGCAAATATGGATAGAGAAAAAGAAGGAGCATAACTTATGAACACAGAAGAAAGAGAGAAGAAAATTAAAAACTTTTTTGACAATGTTTTAAAAATGAGTTCTGATAAACGGAATATGAAAAAACTGAACGAAGAAATAAATTATTATTTTGAAGGTTTAGGTATGAAAGAAATTTTGGGTTTTGATTCAGAAGTAAATTTTGAGGATGAAAGAGAAGTTATTGATGTTGTAAAAGAAAAAGTGGTTTTAATACATTGTCTTTTTACTGGGCAGGACTACAAAGAATTAACGGATAATGATTACATAGATATGATGAAGAAAAATCCATTATTAGAACACCTGGCAAGTTACAAAATGGAAAAATACGGAGCAGAAGTATTAAGTGAATTAGGGCTGGAATTAATGGATTTGACAAAAGACGGTTTTCTTGTAAGAGAAAAAGAAAATATAGTTAAAAATTAATTTTTAAAAACTCACAGTTATTAATTTAGCTGTGATTTTTTTATGGAGGAAAAAATGGATGATAATGCATTGGAAAGAATAAAAATCAGATTATTAAGTGGAATTGAAATAAACGATAGCGATTTCAACTTTATGAAGTTGAACGCTAATTTGTTCAAGAATATTAAATTTATTAAGAGAAGGAAGGCTAAGAGAAGATGTCTAAAAGAATGAGCAGGGAAAACCAAAAACTGATTTACTGGTTCATAGACTGCTACGCTTACAAGTTAAAAGGAGTAGACATAAATTGGCAGACTAGCAAGCAAAAGCCTGTCATTTCGGATTATTTTTTATACAAGGCAAAGGAAGACTTGAAAAAACTTTATATCAGGCACAGCGGCAAGAATATAAAGGGATATGAGCCTTTCAGGAACATGGAAAGCAAACTGAAAGATAGAATTGGAGATATAATTGACAAGAATTATACGAAAGAAAGCAAAATTAATATAATCACAAATGATTTAATGGATTTTGTAACTGATGAGATTCAAATGTTGTTTATAAAACTGAATGATACTTTTAGCTTGGCACTTAAATTAATGAGCAATGCTGAAGCTGTAGCATTCACTAATTTTCTGTTTGATTATTTTTTGCAGAATGATATAGCGATATGGGAAGAAATGCAAACGCTATATAAACAGCAGAATGAAGGAAAATATATTTATTCTATGTTGAAACATAGAAAATGTGCTGTGTGCGGAAAATATCATACAGAAAATAGCAGTATAGATTTGGAACATTGGGATTCAATCGCAAGTACTCACGGAACTTATAAAAAAGATACTGGACAGGAAGGGCGGTATATTTCGTTGTGCAGACTACATCACAATCAGAAACATAATTGGGGAGTTCAGACATTTGAAAGAAAATACAACGTAAGGGGTATTTATTTGGATGATGAACAGATAAAAGAACTGAAGAAAATTTACAAAAATCATTTTAAGGCGTTTAAGGAGGAGATATGATAAAAATATATTTATTAGTCGCAACAATTTTTCTAGAAATTTTATTTATACGATTTGAATTGGATGAACTACAAAATTGGTACAAAGCAGTCGAGGAACAAATGTTTGAAGATTTTAGTACTAGAGAAAAACAAAGAAAATACGCAAGAAAAAAAGCAGCAAAAAATATATTCAAAATATTGATTGTAGGTTTGTTAGTATTATTTGGAATTTCTTTTTTGAAATAGTTCAGTCGTAGAAAGTCGTTTTGGCTGGGATAATGTGTAAAAATGTAGTATTTATAAAGAAAAATGAAAGTCGTGAAAAGTCGATTGAATTAGAAAAAGGTTAGGAGGAGAAAATGAAAATAGCAATATTGTTAATATTATTAGTACCAATTTTATTTTGGATTGTATTTATTTGGGATATATTTGAAAATGCAGTTGAAAGAATGAAAAATTATAATCTGTTTGGAATGTTGGCGAGTTTAGGTTTTGGGATACTTATGGCTTACGGATTGTATGA